AATTAAATGTAATACCCCTAAGTTGAGAGACCTTATCAAGGGCATTAGGAATTACTTCTATATTTTCTTTTAAATTAATATCTGATGCAGTACCAAATGCTGTGATGTCACCTTCGGCAACGATTGAACCGGCCGCGTTGTCCAGTTTAATGGTCAGGTTCGTGCCATCGTAAATGTTGATATCACCATAAAAATACGAATCTCTGTAGAAATTTAATCCTGCAGCGAAATCAGCGAAATAGGTAACCGAACCGGCGACCTTTCGGAAAAATCTGAGATATGGTGTACCACCCGTAAGGGCCCCAGTCATTGATGCATAGTTGCTGGTGTCGACATATGAAGGTCTAGGTGTAAATTCATAAGCTACCATATCTGCAGTCGATGAAAACCCAGCGCCATCAGATTTGACAAAATAACTTCTAGCATTCAAGCTAGAGTCAATTGTGTAATAAGAACTGAGACCTATGCCTGTTGCAATCTCACTCATATCTGCAGCTATTGAGGTGACATCGCTTCCATCTTGTGTCAGATCAATACCAGTTCCAGCAGCAAGGGCTCCTGCAACTCTTGCATTAGTAAAGTACATAGTACCACTAGCTGTATCTGCAGATGGATCCTCAGCAATAGAGGTTGTATCCAATCCGTCTAATGTGGTAACATTTAATGTACCGATCGTAGCTTCAGTAGCTTGCAGATCCAAAGCACCAACAGTTAGCCCAGGTACTGTAAGACGACCAGCTGGGGAAAGGGCAAATTCGTTTGCTCCTCCACCGTTATTCATGATGAAATCACCATCGGTGTCTTCAATACCAACATCCCAAGATAAGGAACCTGTGGTATATCGTGATTGCGCGCCACCTGCTTGAGTAAATGTAGCAACAACTTGATTACCACCAGTTACACTTATCGGCGAATCAAACACTATAGTGTTACCGCCTGTCGTATGTCCGATAGTTGGTGCTGATATCTTAGTTGATGCAGTTAAATTGGTTGCCGCAAAATCTCCAACAAGGGTCGCGTCACCGGATGTGGTGTCTCCGCTTGCCGATGCAGTGATTGCGTCTTGCTGAAATAAGCCAACCATTTCATTGGTCTTATCTAACCAATTCTGAAATGTATTAGTCGTTGCTATGGTCGATAGCGATGGTTTAGCCATTGTCGGTGCCCATTTCTAGTTGTTCTATTCTAGCGGAGATGTTAATCAACGTCTGTTTAATTTCTGTAACATCAGAGTGTAACTTATCTATCTTTCTATAATAGAGTCGTTCTACCTTATATTTATTTAAGGCTTCTCTATCGTTATTAAGAACAGCCTTGCCTGTTACGTCTCTGGTCATATTAATTGTCATGTGAGTGCTATAGCCCTATAATCTTTTACAAACGGAACCGAACCTTTTCTATCTGATGTGAGAGAAATTTTTATAGACCATCTCCTAAACCCATCAAACGTACCATCGGGCGAGGTATATCGATATACATCACTACTCCCTCCGGTCAATGCGCTAGCAGGTAATTTATATGTCCATTCTCTGAAATCGTTCATATTACCAGTCGATGAGTATAGATCTGCGCCTTCTGAAATATCCATTTCGACCCAAGGGACATCAGTAAATGTAGATGTATCAGAAGCACTTTGGCCTCTGAAATATACTGCAATATTTGTGCCATTAGGTCTGTACCCTGTGAGGTTTACTTGGAAATCTTCGGCATCAAAATCATCATTTAATTCAAATGATTTTGAAATATATTTAGAAGAAGTCTCAGCAGTATCAGTCACATTAAATGTGGTTGCCATCAATTTAGAAACCTCAACATCTACAATAGGAGTAGAGGTTTGGTTACCGCTGTTTTGCATATTTACTGTCAATTCGAATTTGTTGCTCTTTGCTGGATCATTCGAATGACTGTATAGTAAACATCCCCGTTGATTAAAATGATTGAGATCATTGAAACGAACCGGAGCTGAATAAGACACAGAGGTGTTTAATGGATCCACGAAAGCACCAGTGACAGTCATCTTAGTCACACTATCATTTGCTCTAGCAATGAATGGAGTGAAGAAGCTTAATTCGATATTATCAATCGATGAAATAGTAGCATTAGAACCTGAAGATCTGCCGTAAATGATACCAGCAACATCTAGTGTTCTTCCTGACGTGGCACTACTAGCCTCTAGATACATTTGAGAAGAATTTCTGATGTCATAATAACACAGATTTCCTACGATGAGAGGATTCGCTGTGGCGTTTGAATATGCTTGACCAGCAGCATGGTCTACAGTAAGTTCTGTGGATGAATCTACAGATACAACCCTAAAGATATCTAATACTGCGCCAATACCAATTCCGATATAATCACCAGCAACGTACGTATCATCAAGTGAAGAACCAGATACAGTAGTGCTACCCAATCCGATGCTTACCTGAGCACCCGTGCCACCTTGTGTAGGCTTGATTTGGTAAATCGTTTCACCTTTTATGAAAGCCCCATTGATATTTTCGACGGTTAAGAATTCATGGTTGTTATTAGTCAGTACAACAGTACCAGTAGACTGATCGAAATTATTACGATAGAGTGTAAACTTAATGTCCTCATCTTGATAAGACTTCCAAGCTCGGTTGTTTGTGGAGGTGAATAGGATTCCATCACCCCAATCCTGAACGACCGACTGGCCTTGTGTAGCACCCGGTGACAGATCACTACCACCTACCTTGGATGTGAATATCAGATAGTTAGGATCATTTGCGTCAGGCATTACAACCACACAGTATTCTTTTTCTGTGTCCAATCGAACCGGAGCTTCGAAGATTACGGCAGTTGTTGCCGAGGCATCATCGGATACGGTCACTTGATTTGGTGTCAAATGAATTTCAGAAAAGGGTAAAATTTCTGGTGCAGGATAACCATTAGATACTTCACGAAGCATCACGGTAACACCATTTGTCGAACTCTTCCTCTTAAAATATAAATCTATTTTCGAAACATAAACAGAATCAGAACCTTTACCCATTGCACCCTTGATAAAGAACGTTTGCGCAAGGGGGTCGCCTCTTCTGAAAACTGGGAATACAGGTCGAGGTGGTGGTGCAGGTCTGCTTGGCAAGTTTCGTGTGGTGGTAGTTTCCAACACTTCAAACTCTGGCGTTCTCGTAGTAGTTGTTGCAGTGACAGCAGATTTTTCTACAGAGAAATTATATGCACGATAGGTTACAAACCCACCAGATGTTCCAGCAGATTCTATTGATGAGTATTGATCAACATCAGCGATTTCTAAGACGCGATCTCCAACAAAGAATGTTGCAGCAGGAAGTTGGAATGTTGCTCTAAGAATACCATTCGCATCAGTAGATACGGCATCTCCAGCCGAACCAGTTCCTCTAACATCATCTGCACTAAATGCATCAGTAGATCCGGGCTTGATATATTGATCAACATTCACCTTATCGAAATAGAAATAATGTCTCGTGTTTGGTCTGAGACCTACCATGAAGATTCGAATCTCTCTGGCAGCCATATAAGGTAAAAATTCTGTATTCGTGATGAAATCGCCGATATACTGATCCGTAGATGTTACGGTTTCTCCAACAAGCTCTAATGATGCCGTAGTTGTAGTTTCAACTCCACCACCAGTGATCGAATTGACTCCAGATGTCTGTACATCTGTATCAGTCAAAGGTTGGAATTGTTGTATATTGTCGATGATTTCTTCTGTTGGGAAAGCAACGTCTATATCAATCTGTACTGGATTAACAGTCGTGTCATACGTAGCATCATAAGGAGGTGATATCTGACCACGACCAGCAAAGTTATAGAAATTACTTACACAATTTCTGAATTCGGTAGCAAAAGGTTGCGTTAAGATTGGAAGATCTGTATTCTTGGATAAAGTAACAACCTTAGTCTTAGTAGGGCTTGGATATCTTTGCGTATTAGATCCATTTGCATAAATCAGATCAATCGGAAATTCTTTTACGGAAGGTGTCAGTATTTTTTGATTGAATCTTATAGCCGCATTGAACTCTGGATTTTTAATATCAGCAATACCCAAATCATTCATTGGATCTGCAATGAATCCATTTTTAAAGCGCGTCAGGCCATTAGCATCTCGAACTGTAAGATTAGCAGCAGATGATTCTAATTGACTTAGAGAAATATAATAAGCCATGTTTTCGATCTTCTTCTCTAAAGAATGCAGATCTTTCATGGTGTAATTTGTTACACCAGTTTGTTTTGCTTTTACAGCATAATTTCTCTTACCTAGAGCTACTGCCTCTGTCGGTGTAAGTGCAGGGACGCCTGGAATTGTTACCTCACCAATCAATAATTGATCGCCACTGATTTTTGGTGGCTTGGCATATCTTTCTTCTTCACCTTGGATCAGTTGTGTAATACCATAAGAATCAATAACAAGAGCATCTACCCTAGACAGATAGTGTTCTATATCACTAAAACCAGCCTTCTTGTAAGAAGGTACTATAGGCAATACACCACTATAATCGCCTCCGATTGTTGGGGTATTAGAACCAACATCATCATTGAATACTGTAGCAGCTGCTGCGTTAGCAACACTAAATGCTACACTTGGTGATTTGTCAAGATATGGTCTGAAATCAAAGCAATCTCTGAGGCTATATTTCTTACCACTGGATGCAGTAAAGCCTGGGATTTCATTTGCGTCTAAACTTAAAGGATAACTATTAATCGTGAAGAAATATTCACCAGTACCTGTATTGATTTGGAATACCTTGAACTGTACGCTCATGACACCATTTACTGGCTTCTGTCGACCGTCGATGTATTCGATATAAGACCAATCATAATATCGATCTTTCTGATTTGTTACTAATCTAAAGCTATCAGTATAGTCATCGCCATTCTGATCTAAGATCTGAACGATTTCGTATACATCAGGAATACCTAAGCTATATTTTCTTTTTGACGAAACATATGTTGTTCTGATAAAGGTGTCATTACTTGTCTTTGCATAAGGCCCACTGGAACTTAAATTCCGGAGCTTATTATAAAACATGACTCCACTTCCTGAACCAGCACTTGACAAAGTAACAGTCAGTATATCGCCGTCTATATTTGTACTAACACCTGTTACTGTCAATGCATTATTGGTTCCTGTATCTAGTACCAACACATCCTCGATTGAGTTCACACCAGCGAAATTATCATTCCCTGCTGCATTTATAATAACCTGTGTTCCAGTACCACCGTTGGTTGTTACTGACAGTCTATCACGAACTGGAATGGTCGTGCCAGTAGTTTCTTTAGAGCTGAATAGTCCAGAATCGAATACCAATTCTGAGTGCTTATGTTCTTGTGGTTGAAAACCAAATGTCCCGTCAATATCGAGTTGACCAACACCTGTCATGAATATATTATCGACATCTGTAGCAGCACCAGACGTGATTTCAATACCAGTTAAAAATACCTTACCGGGCAATACTGCATGAATGTATGCTGTGCCTATATTAACGTCTGAGGAGTTTCTAAGATCCACAACAGTGGTCAGAGGAGCAGGAGGAGTACCAGCAAAGGTACACTTATACCACCCACCGTAATTATAAGAAATTGGTTGATTCTCTAAAATGTCTGTGCCGACGATATCTTCGATAATGTAAGAAGACTCGCCTTTATTTTCTACACGATAGCCTTTTACATAACCAATACCAGTTCCTACAGTTACCCTGAGATCGGTGATTGCAGTATTTGCAGTATTTTCTTTTCTTTCAGTTTTTAAATCAAACTTACTTAGAATGTAATTACCAGACTCTTCGTATGTCCGACGAGCCATTTCTTCACCAATCACATTATATTGTGATATGTCTCGTAATGTTACTGCGTTACCATCTAGATAACGAACAAGAGAGAAGAAAGAAGCATCGGCCTCTGCAATAACAGAGTCTAGCGAAACAAGTTCTGGGATTAATTTGAGTCGATCAGCACCCGGCGCATTCGCATTGGCAGAGCCATTAGCATTATCATATAATGAATTATCTTGTCGAGCATTTGTTAAACGCTCTCTGATTCGATAACCAACATTTTTCAGATCGGGCAAATCAGAATATTTTTCTACGATAAGAGTCTGTGGAGACGCAAAGAGGAAATGCCCTTTTTGGAAAATGATACCAGGTGCAGCTTCAATACCAAAAGAACTACCAACTGCAGGAGTCAATGATCCATCATATGCACCGATTAAATCGACTGCCACTGGTCCAGTGATTGGATTTGTTTCAATGCCTTGCAATTCACCCACGATATATTCGTATCGATAGATTGTGAGAGGTTCACCAGGTATGAATTGACCATTTACTGAGTCTTCGGTTTCATTTAAATAACGGATGAAAAATGTATTGAGATCTGGTGGTCTAGATGTAACACCGATAGAAGCAGAAATGATCTGTGCTTTCAAGCCGGATCCATTTTGTCCCAAACCTTCTACTTCGAAGACGACATCAATTTCTCTTTCTGACCCATTAATTAGCTTTGTTTCTCTGCGAGGAATATATGCACTGGCATCGAAATCTGTCTTATCAACCAATTTCACAAATTGAAGTGAATTGATCCGAGTAAAGTTACAGCCTTTAACTATGCTACCTTCTTTGAAGATATTATCACCGAATTGCTCAACCTGGTTTTGAAGCATTGTTTGCAGCTGAGTCAATTCTCTAGCCTGTACTGCATACCCCGGCTTAAACAAAACCCGATAATATTGGTTTTCTAGGTCGTAATCATCAAAATACGGGGCAGTATTTAGATTGGTATTAATAGGCATTTAGCTGATCCTTTAAAATTCTAAGACGATCTTAAATTCTTCTCTTGATAAGTCGTTTCGTTCGAGTGGGAAAAAATCTTCCATGTAATAAACTTCACCTGTTCTTTGTATATATTCAGAAAAGACAACATTGTTAGCAACAGGAGTGGTAATTTGGATAAGTGTTCCTGCTGAATTCCTTAATGGCAAGTTTAAATCGAAAGAGGTATCACCAAACCCTGAACTAGCATTGCTTGGATAGCGTCCAGTATATTCAGCAATATAAACTGTATTCGATGTCAAGTCCAATTCATGTATCTTGCCTTCGAATATGGTTTCATTTTCTTGATTAACTTGTGTTATGATACCATTTGCAGCAAGATATGGAATATCATCTGTTACTACGGAGATTCTATTATCAAATATATCATACGTGAGTTCAGTATTTGCAAAGCTTGGGGATTTAATAATTCCCACACCGTTATATGTATTTGTAGCACCAATTTGACTATTATCATCTCCTGTGATATAACCATATAACAAAAAGTGCTTACATTTTAATTCATCGAGTAGATTATAGCCATGATCACCACTTGGTGACAAGATAGGCCTGATATCAGCACGAATATCAATTGTCGTAGTATCTTCGGGATCGAAATCATAAAGAGGATCTACAACAGTCGCGATAGCGTTATTATATCCAGAACCTTGTTCTAATACCTGAATACTATCAATTCTGCCTTCGATGATTGTAGGTATTGCAACTGCACCGGTACCATCACCTTGAATCAAAATGGTAGGTGCAATTGTGATATTAGCATTACCACCAATTGCATCGCCAGAACCAGATGGGTCTCCATCGACAAAGAATATGCCTCTAAGGAAAGCCTCGTCCCATTCATATCCGATAATTCTATATGTGAATGTTTGCCCAGGAGCTTGAACCTGTTTTGCCTTAAGTGTTTGACCTATGAAATAACCATCACGGTGATATGCAATATTTTCTCTAAGGACATCCGATGTAACTTGAATCTCTCCAGTCGACAGCGGACTGCCTGCAGCAGTTGCAGGAACCTCTACATAACCAAAATTAATTTCTCTATTCTCAACGGCTATATCACTGACCGTCGATTTAATCGTGGTATTGGCAACAGGATCTATTTCGAAATCACCTACGATTGGAATATATCCTAACGCATTATATGCTTCGAATTCAATTAAAGAAATGGCATATAAGTGTTTCCAAACATAACCATCAGCAGTACGATAGATCTGACCTTCTACTGTCTCTTCGAAATTTGGTGGAGATGATACTGGCCCACCATAGTTATTGAACAAACATTTATATACTCGATAATCGCCTGTGTCATTATTTGTTGGACCTACAACAGCATAGAATCTCTCGTCTTCAAGATCTGCAGCATCATCGTATCTGATATAAACATCTCCGTTATTCCACGGGATATACTTCACCATAAATTTAGTATCTTCGGGTCGGATTCTTTTACCAAATAAAGTTTTGGCCAAGAATTCATTACCTGAAGATAGCGAATTTACAGGATTGATGCTGTAGCGTTCAATACCTGATACAAATACATAAATGCTTGCATTGACGATATCATCATACATCAACCTAACAGCATCTGTTTTGTATTTTGTTGTTAATACTTCTGCCATTTGAAATCCACTATTATCTTTAGTCTATTTATGACCCGAGTCGGATCTTTCTTCTGGGGTATGTCTGGCCTGTTGTTGGTCGGGCCTGATATACATTAGTTCGAACTGGTTCACTAGAAAATTCAGGCACCACCCTATAACGCCACGGGAGAGCAAATCTTTTTTTAATAAGAGAAGCATAATAGGCCTGACTTGTGTTACAAAATATAAAATCCTCACCAGGGTTGCTATTGGCACCACCAGGCGATGCCCTTACGCGATCGACGCGGGTAGCGACGTTGGCTAGACTAAGTCCTGAGTTACTTTCTAGTTGATTACTGATTGCCGTCTGCAAGGTACCGGCACTACCAGCAGATGACCAATCATAAGGTTGGCCCGTACCGGAAAAGATAGGTTCAACGAGTGTATTATAATCTACAGAATCCTGTGCTTCTTTTATGAGATTTCTAAGCTCTGCTATTGTTGGCCATCTGCCCCTTTTATTGTAAAAATATTCTATTAGTAAAGCAGAACCTCCAGCAACACTTGGCGCTGCGCAACTGGTGCCACTGTACAAACTCCATGAATATCCATTTACATCGGATTCTGCATAGCCATATAGTGGTGTCGAATTGTATACGCGTGTCGAATGAGCTGTTGTGGTGATAAGATGGCCAGTGCTGGAACTTTCGGTAAATGTTTTGTGAAGGCCTGAATTCATCGCGCCGCCTACCTGTATTGCTGTTTCGTGGTTCCAACCATCTCGATTCGGATAAAATGCGCTACTAGTTGCTCGATTTTCTACTGAAAGGTCTTCATTGTGATAACCGGAGGCTCCGAGCCATGAAATAGAATATATGTCTCCAGCTTCTGTAAATACCTGATTATTCCATTGCGGCTGCGAGTCGTCTGCTCTGACTGCGTTTGGTGCATTGCCCGCTGCAAAGAAGTTGTATATACCATCATAATCATTTAATTGATCCCAAGCCTCATCGTATGAAAGCGATTGTCGTGTTTTCTGGCCTACTTTTATACACCAAGTATAATTACCCGGACTATTAGGATTTTCAACCTGCCACAGTGTAAAACCTCCATTGTGGAATTCTGTGAAGTCATTGGCCCAACCGCCGCCGGGCCTATTCACTGTTGTTTGATTGTTGTCTGCATCATACCAGACAAATTGTGTAACTAGATCAACCGGAACATAGTATTGAAATTCGTCGCTGGAAAGATATCCCCAAGAATTATTGATAATAGTGGCATTTCTTCTTCCAGTATTCGAATTGACTGGTTTGGTAAGGTGCCAAGCTATTGCAGCGTTGATTGAAGCGACTGTGCCTGAAACACCACTACCAAGATAAAGTAATCGGCATTCAGAATTTTTTGCCCAACCAGTATAAGTTCCTGCTGCAGCCATAGCAGAAGAAACAGCATGTTCATGAACATACCATGTATTAGATATCTGATTATTATCTGCAGATGTCAATGACCCATCATAATTGGACCAATCCATTGGAATAATTTTGAAACTACTATCACTTGGTTTCAAAAAATTAGGATGAGTGTTGAGAGATGAAATCAGTGTATTATTATCATTGCCAGCGGGTTCGAGAATTACCAAATCAACAGTAGAGCCATCAAAACTTTGTTTTACACTAACATTTGAGGTTGCGATACCGTCTTCCTGATCTCCACCAGCCAGAGCTCCACTGAAAAATACTCCAACCGTTTGGCCCGATGCAGTGACTGTTGACGTATCTATTCCTGCAGAATTGACTATAAAACTAGAAATATAATCAGTACCATCTACCGTATTCCAGTTAGTTTGTTGATCTACGGTTGGCTTCTTTGATTGATTAATTTCATTATAACCGTGGACTGCTACTTGCCTCTCTTCTCTAAAAATATAATCGGTTTGTTGCACCCGAGGATCTGCATCTAAAACTGCGACTTCGTCTTCTGTCAAGTCGATAAGAAGACAACGAGGTATATATTGCAATGTGCTAGCAATATCATAAGAAGAACTAATTTCTGCAATAAAGGCGTCTTTATCAACACCTTCTGCCAGATATACCTCATGTCTTAGCTTATCAGCCATATTATGTCTCTAGGGTTAACGCGGTGAGTGTTACCTGAACTGTTCCAGTTGATCCAGTATTATTCTGTACTGCAACAGGAACATTCGATTCTGAATTATCTAACCAACCCATTACGGCTGGTGTTACTCTAAGCGTACCAGAGCCCGTGAATATACCTTCTGCAATCACACCAGAACCTTCAGCAGGATCTTGGCCCTGTGTTCTACCTGCATCAGCAGTCCTAGAAGCAGTATCCGAGTATATTCGAACCCAAGCCGCACCGTTAGATTGTATTTTATAGAGTGAGTAGGATTTGCCAATGGTAGTAAATTCAATATTACCGGATGCGCCATTTGCAATAGAAGCAGTTGTTTGTGCTTCAGTGTTTCTTGAGGCACTGCCACCACCTCCGCCACCTGCGGCAGCTTCAACAGTAATTGTTCCCAACATGGCACCATGAGCAGTACAAATATATTGAAAGTCCCCTGATAGATCGGCGGGAACCTT